TCCCGTGCCCCAAATTCTGGAATGCAACGGCCCTGCCGAGCGCCCCAGTATTGAGGTGACATTACCGCTGATTCATAATTTCAGATTAGGGCCGAGCATGGTGCTATCGCAAGCTCTGTCGGATCAATCCGCGACAAACTCAACCCTCTGCCGCTCCCACTCCACCGGAAACGGCGCCAGAAGGTCGTCCAACTGCAATTCTACCGGTTGCCGCCCGTCCAGGATCGCCTCGACGATGTCCGGCGCGAGCAGCGTGAGGCGCAGGACACGGGCGATGTAGGACGGGTTGATCTTCTCGGCCTCGGCGAGATCCTGAACGGTTTGGAATCGACCGGTGTCGAGCAGCTTCTTCCAGCGATGGGCGCGGGCCAGCGCCTTGACCATGGTGTTGTCGATGCGGGCGCGGGGAAGCGCCCACGCATCGGCTCCGTTCGGCGCGATGACGAGCTTTCGGCCTCCGCGCTTCCTAAAGGTCATCGGCACGGTGACGGTGAGCGCGCCCGCATCGTGGAGGAGAGCGCCCTTCGCCATCAGGCCGCATCCTTTCGGTCGGGGAAGGCCTGCAGTTCGCCGAGCAGCCTGGTCAGCCCGCCGGTGCGGAGGCGGATCGCGATGCCGTCGACCTTCACGTCGACCCGCTCGACCAGAAGCTGGACGATGCGCGCTTGTTCGGCTGGGAACAACTCGTCCCACATCGGATCGAGACGCTCGAAGGCGTCGCGCACCTCGGCTTCGGTGATGCGCTCGTCGTGCCGGATCGCGGTCATCCATGTCCGCACGATCAGTTCCGGCGCCCGCAGGAAACCGCGAAGCTGCTCGATCACCGCCGTCTCGATCTCGGCGGCGGGAACCCGGCCCACCGGGCAGGTTCCCGGACCGCGTTTGAGGACCGACTGCGCGACATAGTAGCGGTAGAGCCGGTCGCCCTTTCGAGTGTGGCTCGGCGACATGGCGTCGCCATTCGGCGAGAAGATCAGGCCGCGCAGAAGGGACGGCCCCGACAGTCGGGTCTGGTTGGCGCGCATGCGCGGGCTTTCGCCCATGATGGCATGAGCGCGCTGCCAGAGATCGCCGCTGATGATGGCCTCGTGCTCGCCGGGATAGGCCTCGCCCTTGTGGACAGCCTCGCCGATATAGACCCGGTTGTTCAGAAGCTTGTAGAGCGCGCCCTTGTCGAGCAAGTAGCCGCGCCTGCTGCGGATTCCGGCCGCTTGCAGTTCGCGCATCAGCAGCTTGATCGATCCGAGCGTCACGAAGCGCTCAAAGATCAGGCGGACGGATGCCGCCTCTTCCTCGTTGACCAGCAGCTTGCGGCTTTCGACGCGGTAGCCGAGCGGCACATAGCCGCCCATCCACATGCCCTTGCGGCGCGAAGCCGCGACCTTGTCGCGGATACGTTCGCCGATCACCTCGCGCTCGAACTGGGCGAAAGATAGCAGGATGTTGAGCGTCAGCCGCCCCATCGATGTCGTCGTGTTGAAGGACTGCGTAACGCTGACGAAGGTGACGCCGCGCCGCTCGAACACCTCGACGAGCTTGGCGAAGTCCATCAGCGAGCGGGACAGCCGGTCGATCTTGTAGACCACGACCACATCGACCTTGCCGAACTCGATGTCGGCGATGAGCCGCTTCAGCGCCGGACGCTCCAGCGTGCCGCCCGAGATCCCGCCGTCGTCATAGCGGTCGGTGACCGCAACCCACCCTTCCGGTTTCTGGCTCAGGATGTAGGCGGCGCAAGCCTCGCGCTGGGCGTCGAGGCTGTTGAACTCCATGTCGAGCCCTTCCTCGGACGATTTGCGCGTGTAGATCGCGCACCGGACCTTCGGCGTGATTTTCGTCATCGGAGGATGGCCGGTCGCCGCACGCCTCATGTGCCGCTCCCCGCGTTCTTGAGGCCGAAGAAGACCCAGCCGTTCCACTTCACGCCGGTGATGGCCTTCGCGATGGCTGAGAGCGACTTGTAGGGGCGGCCTCGGTACTCGTAACCCTCGACGGTCACCGTCACGATGTGCTCGACGCCCTGAAACTCGCGCAGCAATCGCGTGCCAGCCACCGGCTTGCGATCGGTGCGAATGCGCCGCGTCTTGGGATTGGTGTCCTCGACGCCCCGCGCGAGCGCATCGAGCCGCTTCATCGTCTCGGGCTTGAGGCCCCCATAGGCCAATTCTTGGATGCGATAGGCCAGGCGGCTTTCGAGGAAGCGCCGGTTGTAAGGCGGCGCTTCGGTGCCATGCAGATCACGCCACATCGTCTTCAGGGCAGGCGTGGGCATGGTCTTGATGGCGGCGACGCGCGCCAGCACGGGATCATTCATGGGCGGTCTCCACCGAGTTGCGTGTCCGCATGACGGCGTCGGTCGGCGGAGAAGTCCACCGAACTGTCTCCGCACTCGCGAGATAAAGGTGTGGGTCGTCCCTCCCGCCTCTGCCGAAGCCGGACGACGCCCCGCGCGAGGATTTCGGCGGCTTCATCGAGCCGCTCGGCATCGCTCATCAATTCGGGGCGCAGGGCGTTGGGGCCAGTCATTCGGTCACCGGGTCTCCTCCCCGGTCACCTACCCAGCATGTGGAGAAACCGTCTCAGCGCCTGCAACCTGAATCGACTCACGGCCACGACTGCGATAGAACGTAGCAAGAACATCACCCTTGCTGCCGGACCGCTGCCATGGCCAAAAACGTCAAGAAATTTGTGAATCGCGATTTCGCGAAAACCGTCGACCTCGATCTGCTCAAGCGGCTGATCGATCCCTATGCCGCAACGATCCATCTCGATTGGAATGCACTGCCTGCTGATGAAAAGGAGAGGCGCGAGGCGATCTTCGAGTTCTTCCGCGGAACTGACGAGACGTTTCCGGCCGAACTGCTCGATGCGCTCCACAAGATCATGGTCTTGTCGAACGAGAATGGCGCTCGGCTACTCCACGAGCAGGCCGATCTGGCAGGGGTGGCCATCGTGCCGCCCGATGAGGCCGACGCGAAGATCGTGACGCCGCGCCATCTCGCGCTGCGAGCGTTCCTGGATCATCGCGCGGTCTTCGATCTGACGCTCGACAAGTTCGCCTTCTGGGCGGTGAAGTCGCCGACGGAGTTCAGTGGCGCCAAGGAAGGTGTCGAGTCGCGCCACACGGATGACGCCGCGAAGGAAGCCTTTCGCGCTGCCGCTTCGGGCTATTTTGCCGGACGCTACCTCGGCAAGTACTGCGACGTGCGCTGGTATCCGGAGGATGATGAAATCTGCATCCTCGTGCTGCACGGCAAGAACGCCGTGACCGCCAATGTGGAAGAGAACGGGTCCGAGCGCACATTGACCTATCGCGAGATCGCGCAGGACACGATCCGGTACCACTCCGCGACGGGACGGGTCTGGATCAGCGCCACGGCGGCGGCGGAGCGCAAGAAGTTGGCCGAGCTGTTCGCGGAGCACATGCTCAGAGACAAGGACTTCTTCAAGGGCGCGAATGCCGAACAGATCTACACGCTGGCTCCGATCCAGCGGCAAGGCACCGGCTTTCGCTTCAACCACGCCTGGGATCCCGACACCAACGCCATGCTGGTGAAGGAAATCCAGATCGACGAAGGCGAGCATGAGGTCGAGGGCAAGGTGCGCTATTCGCCCTGGGCGATGACGGTCCGCGACAGCCAGAACGCGATCGTCCGGCTCGTCGAGCTGGCGCCCGACATCGACTTCGACGATCTGCGCATCAATTACGTCAAGCTGGAGTTCCGTTTCGAGAGCGGCGGGCGCGAGCACAAGGTGATCGTGAAGGTGAAACCGCCGAACATCGCAAGCTTCCGCAACCACGCCTTTGAGAAGCAGATCCTGGAGCATCTTGAGCGCAATGGCATCCGCCTCACACGTCAGCCTGTCGCGACTGCTGTTGCAGCGGAGTGATCAGCATCCGATCAGGATCATCGATGGGGCCGATCTTCGCGACCAGCCGCCGGAGATCGTGCGCCAGTTTCTGACGCTCGGATTGCTGGTCGAGCGCGAAGCTCCATCGGATGTCGACGGCTTCGCGATCCAGCACAGCGGCGGTCGAACTATTGCCGTCAACCTCGACGGCGACGGGATCACGACGGAGGTCGATCCGACGTCGATCCGTCAGTTCGACATCGACATGATGGCGCTTTGCCGCCAGTTGCGGCGGGCTTCCAGCGTGCTGGCGGGAAGACCTGTCGAGCCGGTGGGCGTCAGCGCATTCTGGCTCGGCGCGATCGGAACCGGCAGTCGCCGGGTCGAATTCTTCCTGGCACGACGTCTGCGCGCAAAGACTGCGGTCGACATCGCGTTCGCCTTGAAGGCCCATGCCGGGGGCCTCTCCATCGTCGTCCTGACGCCAACCGAACGCGATCTGCCCGGGGCGGTGCAACGGCAACTGGATGGCGCGGACATCACGCTCGCCGCAATCGACGAACTTCTCGACGCCAATGCGTCTGAACCGCTCACGATCAAGATCCCGACGCCGGTCAGCAAGGCTCATCGATCGTCGCATACGCGCCTTGACGTCGATGTGGAGGGCGGCAGCGCGCGCTACGATGGCACGCGGCTGTCGCTTCAGCGCCGAGAGTTCCAAGTGCTTGTCCGACTAGTCAACGAGCGCACGAACGAGGACGGCTGGGTCAGCCGCGATGTCCTCGCGGATGCCTTGAAAGCCGCGACCGGCAGCAACGACCGGAACGACGAGCAGATCGACAAGGTCGTCAGCAACCTCCGGAAGGTGCTGCGGGCTGCCGGAATGACTGACGGCACGAAGGGGACCTATCCCGTCCAGTCCGGTCGCGGTCAGGGCTATCGCCTGCTGATCCCCGCAAACGAGATCCACGTCTTCTGAGCGCCGGCAGGTTCGCGGCAGCTTCACGAGAGCTCCGCGACAGGGTTCGAACCGCTCGAATGGGCACCGTCTCGCCATCGAAACCCGATGACGAGGCTCTGCCCCATGTCCTTCACTCCCTCGCCCGAACAGCTCCATACGCTGTTGCACGAAGCCGATGCCGCTGCCCGCAGCCTGGTGCGGCGGATGCGACTGCCCCGCCATGATCTCGAAGACATTCGCCAGGATCTGATCACGGACGCCTTCGCGCGGCTGGCGGCTTTCGATCCGGCGCGTGGGTCGATCGGTGCGTTCGTCGCGACCGTTATGGCGCACCGCGCCACGCGGATCATGCGGCGTGTGATCGCCGAGCGTCGCATGTTCGGCTTCGAGCCGATGTCCATCGATGCGCCGTTGATGGACGGCGACGCCGAGACGTTTGCCGACACGACGCCTGAGGACGCAGGTCTCGGCACGCTCTGGGGACAGAGCCGCCGCGGTGTCCATGCCGCGATCACGCGCCTCGATGTCGAGCGCTGTCTCGGAGCGATCGATCGGCGCGACGGCGCGCTTTGCGCGGCCCTGACGGGGAAGAGCGTCGATGCGCTCGCCGCCGAGGGTCGCGGCTCGCGCGCCGGCCTCTACCGCCGGATCCAGACGCTGCGCGGGACGCTTCTCGCCCGCGGCCTTGCGGCCGCCTGAGACGGTTTCCGGACCTGGTGAGTAGGAGCCGCTCATGAGCAACACGATCATTCCCTTCTCGACGGCGAGGCTCCGGATCTCGGAGATCGACTTCTGTGGCTGGCTGGGCCAGGCCACGCCCGGCGACTGCCTCGAATACCATCGCGGGTTCCTCGCCCTCGACGGCATGCCGATGGCGACCCGGCTTCCGCCCAAGGACCGCACCGAACTCCTGAAGCTCGGGCGGCGCGCGATGTGGGCGGCCGAACAGGGGCTCGCGCATCTCGTCCAGCGGCGTCACGGACCTGACGACTTCTCCTACCTCGCCGTAGCGCGGCGGAAGCCGAAGTCGTCGCCGGTCTCGCTCTCCGCCCTCCTCGCCGAGGAGGTCGCGTGATGACCGATCCTCACAACAACCTGCCGGCGCTCGACGCGCTTCGCACCATGCCGATCGCGGAGATCACGGCCTTGCCGGCAGAGGTTCTCGCCGTGCTCCAGGACGAAGCTGACGCGGCGCTCAAGAGCGCGAGGTCGCTGAAGGACTGGCTGGACGGCGCCATCGCGCTGAAGTTCGGCGAGCGTGCGCGTGAAGCCCGCGCGGCTCTGGGCAAGGACACCGGCACGGTCCGCTTCACCGACGGCACGGTCACCATCGTCGCCGATCTGCCGAAGAAGACCGAGTGGGATCAGGCCAGGCTCGCCGCTCTCGTCGAGACGATCCGCGCCTCCGGCGACGACCCCAGCCAGTACGTGGAGATCAGCCTCTCGGTCTCCGAGCGCGCCTTTGGCGCCTGGCCCGACGCGATCCGCCGCACCTTCGAGCCGGCCCGTATGCTCAGGACCGGCAAACCGACCTTCCGACTGCTCCGCGACTGAAAGGACCACCTCATGTTCTCGTTCGGCAAATCCACCCCAGATGCGCCCCTGTCGGCGATCAAGGCGCTGCAGAAATCCCACTACAGCCTCGGCTCCTTGCCGGAGACGATCCGTGTCCCGGCAAGCCCTGGTCACGACGCGGTCGATGCAAGGCCCATCACCGAGGCGACGCTCGACGACATCGCCTTCGCGGTGGGGGGCCTCGAAGCCGAGTTCAACGCCATCGGCGACCGGATGCATGCGCTCCGGAAGCTCTCGCAGATCGCGCGTGACGCCGGCGGCGTCGGGGCCGATCGCGCGGTCGAAGCCGCAGCCCGCGCCAAGGCGGAGCGCTGATCATGGCGCTCCCGATCATCACCGCCGATCAGCGCCTTGCCGAAGCTCGTGGCGTCAAGGGCTGCATCTTCGGCAAGTCCGGCATCGGCAAGACAAGCCTGCTCTGGACGCTCGATCCGAAGACGACGCTCTTCCTCGACCTCGAGGCGGGAGACCTCGCCATCGAAGGGTGGACTGGCGACGCGCTGCGTCCGCGCACTTGGGCCGAGTGCCGCGATCTGGCGGTGTTCATCGGCGGGCCGAACCCGGCGCTGCGCTCCGACCAGGCCTATAGCGAGGCGCATTTCGCTGCGATCGCCGAACGCTTCGGGCCTCCAAGCGTACTCGATCGCTACGAGACGATCTTCGTCGATTCCATCACCGTCGCCGGCCGGCTCTGCTTCCAGTGGTGTCGCGGGCAGCCCGAGGCGATGTCCGAGAAGACCGGCAAGCCCGACGTGCGCGGCGCCTACGGTCTCCATGGCCGGGAGATGATCGGCTGGCTCACCCAGCTGCAGCACGCCAGAGCGATGAACGTCTGGCTTGTGGGCATCCTCGACGAGCGGCTCGACGACTTCAATCGACGCGTCTTCTCGCCCCAGATCGACGGCTCCAAGACCGGCCTCGAATTGCCGGGCATCGTCGATGAGGTCCTGACGATGGCGGAGGTGAAGGCCGAGGACGGCACGAACCGCCGCGCCTTCATCTGCCAGACCCTGAACCCGTTCGGCTTTCCCGCGAAGGATCGCAGCGGCCGTCTCGACATGGTCGAGGAGCCGCATCTCGGACGCCTCATGGCGAAGATCCGAGGGCCCTCGCGCCAGCCACTCGACTTCTCCGGCCGCCTGCCGGCCTCGACCCCGTCCCACGCCGCTTCGAACGACCAGACCAAGGAGTGATCCATCATGTCCAACTGGAATGATTTCAACGACGCAAGGTCAACCACCAGCGTCATCCCGAAGGGCGCGATCGCCAAGGTTCGCCTCTCAATCCGTCCTGGCGGCTACGACGATCCGAGCCAGGGGTGGACCGGCGGCTACGCAACGCGCGGCTCCACCGGCGCGGTCTACCTCAACGCCGAGTTCACGGTGCTCGAAGGCCCGTACGCGCGGCGCAAGATCTTTTCGCTGATCGGGCTTTACAGCCCGAAGGGCCCGGACTGGGGCAATATGGGCCGAGCGCTGGTGCGCACGATCCTCAACTCGGCGCGCGGCATTTCCGACAAGGACGTCTCGCCCCAGGCCCAGTCCGCCCGGCGCATCCGCGGGCTCAGTGATCTCGATGGCATCGAGTTCGTCGCCAAGATCGATGTCGGCACCGACACCAATGGCGATCCGAAGAACGAGATCCGGACCGCCGTCACGCCCGACCACAAGGAATACGCCGCTGTCATGGGACCGGTGGCGCAGTCCTTCGGTTTCCACAGCGGCGGCGCTGCGCAGACGGCAGCCCAGCCTGCGGCGGCTCCGGCGGCGGGCATGCGTCCCTCGTGGGCGCAGTGAGGCGACGCCATGCTGCTTCGCCCCCGCCAGAAACTCTTCGTGGAGCGCAGCGTCGCGGCGTTGCGCAGCCACGGCAACACGATCGGCGTGGCGCCCACCGGCGCCGGCAAGACGATCATGCTGTCCGGTGTGGTCGGCGAGATCCTGAAAGAGCGTGACGCCAAGGCCTGCGTTCTCGCGCATCGCGACGAGTTGACTGCGCAGAACCGCGCCAAGTTCGCCCGCGTCAATCCGGGCCTGTCGACCTCCGTGGTCGACGCGAGCGAGAAGTCCTGGCAGGGGCGCGCCACCTTCGCCATGGCGCCAACGCTCACGCGCGAAAGCAATCTCGACCAACTCCCGGCGCTCGATCTTCTCGTCATCGACGAAGCGCATCATGCCGCCGCCGACAGTTACCGGCGCATCATCGACCGGGTCCAGACGCGCAACCCGAAGGCGCTGATCTATGGCGTGACGGCGACGCCGAACCGTGGCGATCGCAAGGGCCTTCGCCCAGTCTTCTCGAATGTCGCCGACCAGATCCGGATCGGCGAGCTCATCGCCTCCGGCCACCTCGTGCCGCCGCGAACCTTCGTGATCGACGTTGGCGTCCAGTCCGATCTCGGCCGGGTCCGCAAGACCGCCGATGATTTCGACATGGACGAGGTCGCCAAGGTGATGAACCGGACGCCCGTGACGGACGCCGTGATCCGCCATTGGCGTGAGAAGGCAGGCGATCGGCAGACGGTCGTGTTCTGCGCCGATGTGGCCCACGCCACCGCCGTGGCGAATGCCTTCCGTGAAGCTGACGTGCCGACGGTGCTGGTCACGGGCGAGATGGCGGAGGCGAGCCGCAAGGCTGCTCTCGCCGACTTCGCCGAGGCCCGAGCACGCGTCATTGTCAACGTGGCGGTCCTGACCGAGGGCTGGGACCACCCGCCGACCTCCTGCGTCGTGCTGCTGCGCCCGAGTTCCTGGCGTTCGACCATGGTCCAGATGGTTGGCCGCGGCTTGCGCACGGTGAACCCGCAGGAACACCCGGGCATCGTCAAGATGGACTGTGTCGTCCTGGATTTCGGAACGTCCACGCTCCTGCACGGCTCTCTGGAGCAAGATGTCGATCTCGACGGCCGCGAGCCGACCGGGGAAGCGCCGACCAAGACGTGCCCGTCTTGCGATGCGATCATCCCGCTCTCGTCGCGGGAGTGCCCGCTCTGCGGCCATGCCTTCACCTGCGACGACGCCTCGGATGCGCCGCAGCCGCTCGGCGACTTCGTGATGAGCGAGATCGATCTCCTGAAGCGGTCGAGCTTCAAATGGTGCGATCTGTTCGGCGACGATGCCGCGCTGGTCGCGACCGGCTTCTCCGCCTGGGCGGGCGTCTTCTTCCTGAACGGGCGCTGGTACGCGGTGGGCGGCCGGCAGGGCCAGCCGACCACACTCGTCGGTACCGGCGAGCGCATGGTCTGTCTGGCTTCGGCCGATGACTGGCTGAATGAGCACGAGAGCGACGAGACCGCGCACAAGACCCGGCGCTGGCTCGCGCAGCCCCCGACTGAAAAGCAGTTGGCTTTGCTGCCAACCGAGTACCGGCAGGACTTCGGTCTGACCCGCTACCAGGCCTCTGCGCTGATCGCCTTCCAGTTCAACAAGTCAGCGATCCGTCGGCTCGTGTTCGGGGCCGATCGCGATGCGCTGGCGAGGGCCGCGTGATGACAGGCGACGCCCATGACACCATCGCCTCAACCGATGTCGGACCGGGAGCGTCTCTGGCACCCGAAGGGCATCCCCTGCGCCGTCTGCTGGAAACCATCACGCGGCTTTGGCTGGCGCGAGCCCTTCCGAACGAGCCGGCCGCGCCCGGAGCGCTGGTTCTGCTCGATCACCTGTCAGGCCTTCTGGTCCTCGTCGGCACGGAGGCGTTCCGTGGTTGATCTGACCGAACAGGAACGCGCCGCCATGCGTGCCGCGCTACGGCCCATCGCCGAACTCATGGAGGAGATCGGCTGGACGACGCCGCTCGCCAGCCTCTCAGAAACGCAGGTGCTGACCCTGATCGAGGCCGCCATCGGCGGCTTTCAGGAAGCGATGGCGGCGAGCGCTCGGCAGGCGAGCACGGAGATCCCGTTCTGATGCTCGACTTCAATTCGCGCACGACCTTTGCCGACCACCTGAACCAGCGAATCGATGCGGCGCTGGCTGGGGAACGCGCTGCCGTCCCTGCGCGCGGCTATCTCGGAGCTTCCCGCCTCGGCGTCGCCTGCGACCGCGCGCTTCAGTTCGAGTTCACGGACACCCTGCGTGATCCCTGCGCGAGCCTCGATGGCCGGACGCTCCGGGTCTTCGAGATCGGCCACGCTCTCGAAGAGGTCGCCATTCGCTGGCTGCGTGCAAGCGGCCTCGATCTCGTCACGCGCACGAGGGACGGCGGGCAAATCGGCTTCTCGGTCGCGGGCGGCCGCATCCGTGGCCATGTCGACGGCGTGGTGTTCGGGGCTCCCGACATGCTGGCCCTTCAGGTTCCGGCGCTGTGGGAATGCAAGACGATGAACGCCAAGGCGTGGCGGGAGACCGTCGCCAAGGGCGTCGTCCTCGCGAAGCCGATCTACGCCGTCCAGATCGCGATCTATCAGGCTTATCTGGAGCTTGCGCTGCCGGGCGTCTCCGATCATCCGGCGCTCTTCACCGCCATCAACAAGGATACCGCCGAGCTTCACCACGAACTCGTGCCGTTCGACGCGGGCCGGGCTCAGGCCGCGAGCGACCGCGCCGTGCGCATCCTGCGCGCGACCGACGCGCACGAGCTGCTGCCGCGCATCGCGCAGGACCCGACTCACTTCGAGTGCCGCTTCTGCCCGTGGGCCGAGCGTTGCTGGAGCCTCGCGCCATGAGTGACCAGCCCAGCGATCCATCGAATCCCGGCGAGGACACACCGATGCGCGACGAAAAGCCGTCAGACGAACCGAAGGAAAACATCCTCCATTTCAACCCGTGGCGCGACTTCAACGATGCCGTGCCGCCGGTCGACGTGTTCGGCGATGAGCCGGACCCCGAGCAGATCGCCCAGTTCGTGGACGTGGTCGTCGGCTATTGCGACGGATTGATCCCGGTCCGCAGCTTCATCGACAAGGGACAGGGTTTCGACGGCCGCCCCCACAACATCTGGATCGAAGCTGACGCTTCCGCATCCGAGAAGCTTTCGACCTTCGCCGCGTGGGCGGCGCGTGAAGGCGCGGCGGTCTATGTGATCCCCGGCACCGTCGCGGAGCCCGGGCAGGCCAAGTCGGCGGATGTTCTGCAGATGCAGACCGTAGTGGTTGATCTCGACACCGGCGACATCGCGGGCAAGCGCGCCCACTTAGAGCGCCATCTTGGCCCGCCAACCATGGTTGTGGAGAGCGGCGGCGTCACGCCGGAGGGACAGCACAAGGCCCATGTCTGGTGGAAGCTGACCGAACCGGCAGAAGGCAGCGATCTTGCCCGGGTGACGCAGTTGCGCGGCGACATTGCCGCCAAGGTCGGCGGCGATATGCATTTCCGGTCGGCGCACCAGCCGATCCGGGTGGCGGGGTCCGTCTACTACAAGAATGGCCTCAAGACGCAGGTGCGGATCGTCGCGTTGAAGGCCGACCGCGAGTGCGACCTAGCCGAGTTCATCGAGGCCGTAGCCGACATGCCCCCGGTGCCGGGCATCACGATGCGACCCGCGTTCGCGCATGTCGAAAAGCCCGCAACGGAGAAGGTGCTGGTCACGCCTGTGCGCGAGGCGGCGCAGGACGAATGGTCCCGTTTCGAGGGAGCCTCCGCCGCCATCGGCTACTTCATCCGCATGGTTCACGATGGCCGGATGACGAGGGACGAAGGCTGGGAGGGTATCTGCGGCTACAACGCCGCGATGCTGCGCCCGCAGTGGCCAGTCGAGAGGCTCAAGCGCGAATCCGAGCGGCTGTGGACGCTCCATGTCGAGAGGTACGGGCCGCCGCTGATCCGGCTGGATGCGGGCGCGCCGGCGCCTTCCGAGATCCCTGTCTTCACGCTGGGCGCGCTGCTGGACGACGTCAGTCCGATGCCCGTCGACATCATTGCGCCGCGGATTCTGACGCCCGGCGGGCTGCTGGTGCTGGGTGGCGCGCCCAAGGTCGGCAAGAGCGACCTGCTGATCTGCTGGCTCGTCCACATGGCCGGCGGCGTGCCGTTCCTTGGTTTCACTCCGCCACGGCCGCTGCGGATTTTCTACCTGCAGGCCGAGATTCAGTACCACTACCTGCGCGAACGGCTGAAGCAGATCGCCCTGTCGCCGGATGTGCTGTCCGCCGCACGCGACAACCTCGTCGCCACGCCGAAGCTGAAGATGCTGCTCGACACCAAGGGCAGCGTCCAGGTGGCGCGGGCGGTCCAGACGGCTTTCCCGGTCGCGCCGCCGGACATCATCTGCATCGACCCGATCCGCAACCTCTTCGACGGCGGGCCTCCAAGCTCAAGTGGTGGCAGCGGCGGCGAGAACGACAACGCCGCCATGATGTTCTTCCTGAAGGAACGGATCGAGGTTCTGCGCGACCACATCGACCCGGACTGCGGCGTGATCCTTGTCCACCACACCAAGAAGCTCTCGAAGCATCAGGTGAAGGAAGACCCGTTCATGGCGCTCTCCGGCGCCAGCGCGCTGCGTGGCTTCTACACCACCGGGCTGATCCTCCATCGCCCCGACGAGGAAAGCCCTGAACGCAAGCTGGAAATCGAGCTCAGGAACGGTCCTGCGCTGCCGGCGAAACTCATCGACAAGCGGCACGGCGCATGGGTCGAGTTGAACCCCATGAACGATCGGCTGGTGCGCAAGGAGGTGGGCGCAAAGCTCGATGCCGAACGGCTGCGTAAGCATGACGTCATCCTCGGCATGCTGCTCGATGAGGCGGCCAGCGAACGCCTCTACACAACGATGCAGTTCGCCGAGAAGTTCGAGAACCAGAACGGGCTCGGCAGCAAGCACACGATCCGCGAGCGCCTGAGCGTGCTGGCGACCAAGGGATTCGTGAAATTCCTGCGTGCCCCCTCGGAGTTCGGCTTCCCCGTAACGCGGTCTCGGTTCGGCTATCTCTGCGTCGAGGGCATGACGTTCGGCGCAGCCGTTGATCGTGTCGATCCCACGACCGGCGAGGTCACGACAACCGCCCGCCCGGTCCTGCCGAGCCACTTCAAGTGCGCTCAGTCCGGGTTCTGCATGGATGTCGAGAACCCCGCCGTCTGGGTCTACCCGGAGGGGTTCGAGGACGACCTAACTCATATGAGTGAGGCCTGACTCATATGACAGCGCCAACCACACACTCAATGAAATCAACGGGTTACGCGAAGATAAGAGTTAGGCCCCGAACTCATGCCCGAAGACTTCATGAAGTCTTGTTCGGCAATGATTTCAGCCACTTGTCTTCCCCGGAACAGTTAGGTGTCAAACCCCCATACTACGTATGGGATGGCCACCCCAGCGGTTGGCCACTCCTCCCATACGTACGGGCCTGTCGCGCGCGCCGCCGTGACGCTCGGTTGCGCTTCCCGATCCGACGACGGCGGCCCCGTACCGCCAAGCACCAGACCGCCGTCGTCTTCCACCACCACAGGCCACCGGCAAAGGAGACCCATCATGGCTCAGCCGACTCTGATCCCGAATTGCGACGGCGCAAGGTTTGAATCGCTGCCGCTCGACACGCCCCGCAACCGATGCATCCTCGCGCTCGACCTCGGCACGACCACCGGCTGGGCGATCCGCAGTCATGACGGCCTGATCACCAGCGGCACCGTCTCGCTGCGGCCCGGCCGCTTCGACGGCGGCGGCATGCGCTACCTGCGCTTCACCAACTGGCTGACCGAGATCAACCAACTGGCCGGACCAGTCGCCGCCATCTGGTTCGAGGAAGTCCGCCGCCATGCCGGCACCGACGCGAGCCACATCTACGGTGGGCTCATGGCCACGCTGACCGCATGGGCCGAGCTGCGCGGCGTGCCCTACGAGGGCGTCCCGGTCGGCACGATCAAGCGCCACGCGACAGCCAAGGGCAACGCCGACAAGGCGGCGATGATTGCCGCGATGCGCGCCCGAGGTTTCAACCCGAAGGACGACAACGAAGCCGACGCCATCGCGCTGCTGCTCTGGGCCATCGAGACCAAGGGAGGCGTGCGATGAGATGGGCGCCACCCGGCTTCGGCGGCAAGCGGCGATCGCCGGAAGAGATCAAGCGCGAAGGCTGGCGCGAGCAGAAGGTCCTCGTGGTCAGCGAGACCGATCCGCGCCTGTCCTGGCCCGAGCGTGAGCTGGTGCGGCAACTCGGGGACAAGCTCTACGGCTACAGAAAGGAGGCGCGGCATGGACGTCTGGACCCGTGATCAGGTGGAAGAACGGCTCACTGAGGCTGCCGATGTCCTTAAGCGCCTGCCTGATGCGAAAGGTCAGGGGTATTTCAGCACCTGGCCGCAGATCGTGTACGAGTTCGCGGATCTCGTCGGCCAAGAGCCCCCACGACTGCGCCGGCCCCCGCCGTCGCCTGCCGCCATCTCCCGGATGGAAAAGACCTTCGACTGGTTCGCCTGGCTGGAGCCGGAAGACGCCAAGCTCGTCTGGGCACGCGCCGAGGGCACGCCGTGGAAGCCCATCTGCTGGCGCTTTGGGCTGTCGCGTGCAACGGCGCACCGCCGCTGGGAGTACGCGCTGAGCGTCATCACTTGGCGGCTCAATGGACGCCGGCCACCCGCGAAACGCTCGCAGCGGTTCGTGGTCGATGCGACGCGGCGTGTGTCAAGCTGAATGCATCGCGTGAGACAATTTTCAGTGAGACATTTCCCGGCGAGACAGAACGGCCCGAATTCGCGTATCCCGGTGGCATGTTCGCGAGAGGCGCATCCCAAGCGGCCCGGCTGACGCGTTTGGTTCCTTCCCGGCGGATACCCTATGCGGGAGGGCGCGGCGCGAAACGTCGCTAGCGGCAGGCCGGATTTCTTGGGAAGCCAGCGAGAGTCCAGCGCCTTTCACGGCCGCTCCGAAGTCCCGACGAACACAAGCTTTTTTGCCTCGGAGCCGCCTGCCATGCCTGGACCCTTCGCGGAGTCCAGCGCGGCATCCGGCATCCAGCGGCCAATCGACGGCGACACGCCCAGCCACCATCGGACATCATGACCCTCAGCTTCGCTCCCGAAGCGATCGAGACCTGGCCGCTCGACCGCCTGCGCCCCTATGCGCGCAACGCCAAGACCCATGGCGCGGACCAGGTCGCCAGGATCGCCGCCAGCATGGCGGAGTTCGGCTGGACCGTCCCGGTGCTGGTGTCGAGCGATGGCGAGGTCATTGCGGGCCATGGGCGCATCATGGCGGCCGCGCAGCTCGGCCTCACCGAAGCGCCGGTCATCGTGCTCGATCATCTGACCGAGGCGCAGCGTCGCGCCTACCGCATCGCCGACAACAAGCTGACCGAACTCGGGGCATGGGACGAAGCGCTGCTTTCGGGCGAACTGCAGGAACTGGTCGCTGACGAATTCGACCTCTCGCTGATCGGCTTCTCCGATGGCGAGCTCGACCGGCTGCTCGCGCTGGAACCGGGCGCCGACGCAACCAACGGCGCGGGCGTCGCGCCCGTCGTGATCCCGGAACCGCCGCGCAATCCGGCATCTCGCCTCGGGGATCTTTGGGTCCTTGGCGATCACCGGCTGCTCTGCGGCGACAGCACGAGCCCCGCCGATGTCCGCCGCCTGATGAATGGCGAGCGGGCCATCCTGTTCGCCACTGACCCGCCCTATCTCGTCGATTACGACGGCTCGAACCATCCGACCCGCAACAAGGACTGGTCGGCATCTTACGGCACCACCTGGGACGACAGTTCACAGGGGGCTGAGCTTTACGACGGGTTCATCGCGGCGGCCGTGGCGGAAGCCATTACCGAGGACGCCGCCTGGTATTGCTGGCACGCCTCGCGCCGCCAGGCGATGCTGGAAGCCTGCTGGGAGAAGGCAGGCGCGTTCGTCCATCAGCAGATCATCTGGGTGAAGGACCGCGGGGTTTTGACCCGGTCGCATTACCTCTGGAAGCACGAGCCCTGCTTCATGGGCTGGATCAAGGGCAAGCGCCCGCCGAAGGTGGCCGAGGAAACGTTGGCATCGACATGGGCGCTGCCGAGTTTCGCCAAGGACGAGCGGCCCGATCACCCGACGCCGAAACCGCTCGACGCATTCGGGATCCCGATGCGCCAACATGTGGCACGCGGTGGGCTTTGCTACGAGCCGTTTTCAGGTTCGGGTTCGCAGATCATGGCGGGCGAAGCCAATGGCCGCCGCGTCTTCGCAATGGAGATCAGCCCGGCCTATGTCGATGTCGCCATCGAGCGCTGGCAGGCCGACACCGGGCGCGAGGCGATCCTCGACGGCGACGGACGGACCTTCGCGCAATTGAAGGCCGAGCGGCTGGGCGACGAAGCGGTCAGTCCGCCCGACACATCCGACAACGGCGCCTCTCCTGAACCCGCGCGAACGCGCAAATCCGCCGCGTGACATGCATGACCTGGCTCTACATCCCTCCGGAGATGCTTCCGGAGCCGGCGACGCGTGCCTTTTCGGCCTCTCGCTCTGCTCCGGCGCTGCTGGAATCGACCTCGGGCTCACCATCGCACTGCCCGGATATCGTGCTGTGGGCCATGTCGAACGGGAAACCTACGCCGCAGCCACTCTCGTGGCGCGGATGGAAGACGCGTCCTTGGATCGCGCGCCTGTCTGGGACGACGTTGCCAGCTTCGACGGCAAACCATGGCGTGGCGCGGTGGATATCCTCTCTGCGGGCTATCCGTGCCAGCCATTCTCCGTCGCGGGCAAGCGCCGGGGCGCGGACGATCCGCGCCATCTCTGGCCTCATGTCGCCCGCATCATCGGCGAAATCGAGCCGCCCTTCGTCTTTCTTGAGAATGTCGCCCATCATCTCCGCCTCGGCTTCCCCGAAGTCGCCGCAGGACTGGTCGGCATGGGCTACCGCCTTGCGGCAGGCCTCTTCACGGCGGCGGAAGTCGGCGCGCCCCACAGGCGCGAGCGGCTGTTCATCCTCGCCATCCGCGAAGGAGACGAACTGGCCAACCCCGCGCGCCTGCTCCGGGACGCGGTCGAGTGGCGGGAACCGGACGGAATTGCTGCGGCTCTGGCCGACGCCGAGGGCAAGCGCCAACGAAAACCGACAGATGAAGCCGACGCCCTCGCAGGAAGCGGGTCAGCACGGGATGAACCTCGCGACGACGGCGGAACTCTGGCCGACGCCGCAGACCGACAGTTTCCGCAGCCGGGGTGGCGAGCGCAAGGACGAGAAGGGTCTGGACCGCATGGCGCGGGACTGGCCGACGCCGATGGCGAACGATGGCTGCAAGCCGAGCGCGGGAAAACGCCGGACGGCCGACCTGACCCATGCGGCGGGTTTGTGGATGACGCCGACGGCGCGCGATCACAAGGACGGGGCGACCAGTCTGGCGAACACGCCGGTGAACGGTCTGCTTGGCCGCCAGGTCCTGACGACACCGATGGCTGGACGCGATACCTCCGACATGCGCCGGACCTTGAACCCGCTGTTCGTCGAGGCGCTGATGGGCTGGCCCACCGGGTGGACCGGCTTCGACTTTGCGGCAACGGCGTGGTGCCACTGGTTGCGGCGCATGCGCTCAGAACTCTCGCGGCTGAATTGCTGGCCGACGGATAAGGCGGTGGCATGAAGCAGTCGCGCGCCATGTCGCTGGTCGAAGCCATCACCAATGTTGTGGTCGGTTATGGCGTCGCGGTGCTCACCCAGTTGCTCGTCTTTCCTCTGTTCGGGCTACACACGACACTTGCGGAGAACCTAATGATCGGGGCGATCTTCACCGTGGTGAGCATCGGCCGGTCATTCGCCCTGCGACGGGTGTTCGAGGCGATCAGGGTCGCCAATCACTGCGACGACCGTGGCGCACGTGAAGCACCTGCACCACCCCGTCGATGACGGCATAGTAGATGCGCCAGCGGGTTGCCCGGCCATAGAGGGCGCGACGGATCGGCAGGTCAAAGGCCTGCGACTCGGGCGCGATCGGATGGGCCTCGGGCATGGCGCCGAGGCCAAGGATCGTGCCCCGGATGCCCGCCAGCCATTCGTCCGCAGCGCGCGGGTTGCGTTCACGCAGCCAGACCCATGCTTCAGTCAGGTCATTTGCCGCGTTCGGCGTGATGATCACGGGCAATGGCGCGGTCATTTCGGGCGCGTCACTTCGATCGGGCAAGCTCATCGAAGAAGCGTCCGGCTTCGACGCCTTCACCGGCGCGGGCCTGCGTGAGACCCTTGCGGATTCCGGCAACGGTCTCCGCATAGTCGAGCTGGTCCTGCATGTCCTGCCATGCGGCGGCGTCCATCACGACGACGGATGGCTTGCCGTTCACGGTCAGGATCTGCGGCCGCCCGGTTTCCTTGATGCGCGCGATCATGCGCGCCGACTCCCGCTTGAACTCGGTCAGCGGGCTGATGTCCTCGGTGATGTTCATGGAAGGCCTCCTGACGCGCATCGAATTCGGTGCGAATATAGCGCCTTTATCGATGCGCGTCGAGCGTTTCGGCTGTCAGGCGATCCGGTAAACCCGCCCGCGGCCCTCGACCTTCTCGGAGGTCACATCGAGCCCGAGCTTCTTCTTGAGCGCACCGGCGATGGCCCCGCGCACCGTGTGGGCCTGCCAGCCGGTGGCTGCGGTGATCTCCTCGATGGTTGCGCCGTCCGGCGCGCGCAGCATGGCGATCAGCGCCGCCTGCTTGGTCCCTGCGCGCGGCGTGCGCGTCGATTGTGCGGCCTCGGCGTCGCCATCCTGAGCGGGATCCTGCGGCGGCGCTTCTGTCCCGCTCGGGCGCGCAGTGTCGGCATCATCCGGCTCGATGCCGATGGCGGCAAGGCCAGCGTCGGTGGCGACCAGCGTCGTGCCGTGGCCGTCGCCGGTTTCGCGCCAGATCGGTTCGCCCCGTCGTGCGTTGACTTCGACCTCCTGCAGCAGGCCCCTCGCGATCATCGTGCTGACGACCTTTGTGGCAGCGCCACCCCGTAGGCTGTCCGGCAGCGGCAAGGCGATGCGTTCGGGTCGCTGAGCAGCAGCGCTTAGAATGATGGCTTGGGTGTCGGAAAGCTGGGTCATCTTGAACCTCCGGTTCGAGAGCGGCGCGACCATCGCGGCGCTTCTACGAGGCCAAGCCCCGCAATCGCGGGGCTGGCGCGGAGACCACCCGGATCATTCGGCGTGTTCGCCTTCTCGGAAGGCGCTGTCGGTGATGCGCTTCAGGAATTCGGCGTAGTGGGCGAGCGTGCCGACGTGGCCCCAATGCACGTCGTCGGGATGAACGTCGAAGTGCTCTTCGCTGAGGGCGGCAAGGCGCGCCAGCATGGCGTCGATTTCGACCTTGCGGGCGATGAAGGCGTCGAGGGCCTGGGCGTTCTTGGCTTGGCGGGTCATCGGAATTCTCCTTGGGTTCTGACCCCATACAGGCTCTGTCCGGCGCGCTTATCAAGGCAATAAGTGCATCAAAACATTATGTTTTCGGAGCGGATATGCAGGGCATGAGCGAGCGCCAGTACGCGTCCCATGTCGGCATGTCGCGGGGCGCGATCCAGAAGGCGAAGACCTCTGGACGGCTCGTCCTGCATGCCGACGGTTCGATCGATGCGCGGGCCAGCGATGCGCGCCGCGCGTCGATGACCGATCCCTCGAAGCAGCGCCGGGATGGCGTCGAGGCCAAGCTGAAGCCCGTCCCCGATGCGGCCTTGTCCGCCGTCGGCGACACCCTTCGCGAGAGCGGAATTGCGCCGTCTCCGGCCGGCGGCGGAACGACGTTCCTGCAGGCCAAGACGGCCAACGAGGTGCTGAAGGCTCAGGAACGGCGTCTGCGTCTGCAGCGCATGAAGGGCGAGGTCATCGATCGTGCGCGGGCGACGGCGCTTGTTTTCCGACTGGCGCGCGAGGAGCGCGATGCGTGGGCGAACTGGCCCGCACGGATCGCGGCACTGATGGCGGCGGAGCTCGGCCTCGAAGCGCACGCGATGCAGAAGGTTCTGGAGACCCATGTCCGAGCGCACCTCGCCGATCTCGCCGAGGTCGCCACAGATTTTCGCTGACGCAGAACGTCGGTCCGAGGAGCTGTTCGCCTTCGAAGGCGTCGATGCGCTCGTCCGGGCCTGGCGCGAAGGGCTCACTCCCGATCCGGCGCTGACCGTCGCGGAATGGGCGGATCGGCACCGGTTTCTGAGCCCGCGCGCTTCGGCCGAGCCGGGGCGCTATCGCACGGACCGCACGCCTTACATGCGCGCCATCATGGATGCTCTGTCGCCGGGCAACGCAGCGCGGCGCATCGTCTTCATGAAGGCGGCGCAGGTCGGCGCGACCGAGGCCGGGAACAACTGGATCGGCTATGTCATCCACCATGCGCCGGGACCCATGCTCGCAGTCCAGCCGACGGTGGAACTGGCCAAGCGCTTCTCGCGCCAGCGCATCGATCCGCTGATCGCGGAAAGCCCGGTTCTGCGCGAGCGCGTCAAGTCGCAGCGCTCGCGCGACGCCGGCAACACGGTTCTGTCGAAGGAGTTCCCGGCGGGGCTTCTGGTCATCACCGGCGCCAATAGCGCGGTCGGCCTGCGCTCCATGCCGGCGCGCTACCTGTTTCTCGACGAGGTCGATGCCTATCCTCCGTCCGCCGACGAGGAAGGCGATCCTGTCGCCTTGGCCGAGGCCCGGACGCGCACGTTCTCCTGGCGCTCGAAGGTCTTTCTCACCTCGACGCCGACGATCCACGGCGTGTCGCGGATCGAGCGCGAGTTCGAGGCGAGCGACCAGCGGCGCTATTTCGTGGCGTGCCCGCATTGCGATCACCGCCAGTGGCTCCGCTTCGAGCGTCTGCGCTGGGAGAAGGGGCAACCGCACACGGCGCACTATGTCTGCGAGTCTTGCGACGGCCAGATCGAGGAGCATCACAAGACCTCTCTGATGATGTCCGGCGAATGGCGCCCGACGCGCGATGGCGTGCACACGGGAACGGTCGGCTACCACCTCTCCGGGCTTTATTCGCCGGTGGGCTGGCTCTCATGGGCCGACATCGCCCGGATGTGGGACGCCGCGCAGACGAGCGACGAGGCGAAGCGCAGCTTCAAGAACGGCGTCCTCGGCGAGACATGGATCGAGACCGGCGAAGCGCCGGACTGGCAGCGGCTCTACGAACGGCGCGAGCCCTGGCGCATCGGCACGGTGCCGAGCGGCGGCCTGTTCCTCACGGCGGGAGCAGACATCCAGAAGGATCGTATCGAAGTCTCGATCTGGGCCTGGGGGCGCGGGCTCGCAAGCTGGCTCGTCGACCATATCGTCATTCCCGGCGGCCCGGACAGCGCCGAGGCTTGGGCGGCTCTGACGGATCTCCTCGGCCAGACATGGCCGCACGCCCATGGCGTTCGCCTGAGCCTGTCGAAACTCGCGATCGACACAGGCTTCGAAGCGCCAGCCGTCTATGCATGGGCGCGGCAACAGGGATTTGCGCAGGTCATTCCCATCAAGGGCGTCGAAGGCTTCAATCGCGCGGCGCCGGTGACCGGCCCGTCCTTTGTCGATGCGACCGAAGGCGGCCGGAAGATCCGCCGCGGCGCGCGGCTCTGGACGATCGCGGTTTCGACCTTCAAGACCGAGACCTATCGTTTTCTGCGGTTGTCGAAGCCCACCGACGAGGACGCGGCGGACGGAGCGCAAGGCCCGGCCGGACTTGTGCACTTGCCCCACGGCGTCGACGCCGAATGGGTGAAGCAGCTCGTCGCCGAGCATCTCGTGAGCGTCACCACCAAGCGCGGCTTCCAGAAGCTCGAATGGCAGAAGGTTCGCGAACGCAACGAGGCTCTGGACTGCCGGGTCTACGCCCGCGCCGCCGTCTGGATCGCCGGAGCCGATCGCTGGTCCGAGGACAAGTGGCGCGATCTCGAAGATCAGGTCGGCCCCCAGCCTGCGGACACCGACGACACGCACTCGAACATCGAAGCCGGGCGTCTCGCCCGTCCAAACCCGCCATCGACCAAGCGGCAGAGCGACTGGCTCGGCCCGCGCGGGAAGTGGTTCTGAGGATATGTCATGGCCTGGACGACCGACGAACTCGATGCGCTGAAGCGCGCCTATGCCAGCGGCACGCTCCGGGTCAGCTATGACGGCAAGACGGTCGAATACGGATCGGCGGACGACCTCTTGAAGCGGATCCGCACCATCGAGACCGAGATCACGGCATCCTCCGGCGCATCACGCCCAATCGCGGGCTATGCCGGGTTCGGACGGGGCGACCGGTGAGCCAGGTCACCTTCCTCGACCGTATGGTGGCGTGGGCCGCGCCCGAGGCCGGTGTGAGGCGCGCGCTCGCGCGGCGCAGCTTCGAAGCGCTGAGCGCCAAGACCCATGGCAATTCCCGTGGCTATGACGGCGCTGCCAAGGGACGGCGCACCGACGGATGGAAGGCGGCAGGAACATCGGCTGATGCGGAGATCGCCGCCGCCAGCGGATTGCTGCGGGACCGCATGCGCGATCTCACCCGCAACAATCCGCACGCGGCGAAAGCTGTGTCCGTGCTGGTCAACAACATCGTTGGCAGCGGAATTATTCCGCGCGCTGCGACGGGTGACGCCAGGCTCGACGAGACAGTGGATCGGCTCTGGACGGAGTGGACCGCCGCCTGCGACGCCGACGGGCAACTCGACATCTTCGGGCTGCAGACTTTGGCTGTAAGGGAAATGATCGAAGCGGGCGAGGTGCTGATCCGCCGCCGCCCGCGACGTCTCAGCGATGGTCTCTCCGTTCCGCTGCAGGTCCAGATCATCGAAGCCGATCTGCTGGACAACACCCGCAACGGCGATCTCGCCGATGGCGGGCGGCTGCTGCAGGGCATCGAGTTCGACCCATTGGGGCGACGCCGCGCCTATTGGCTCCATGCCCAGCATCCGGGCGACGCCGTCGTCACCATGCGCCGGCGTCTCGAAAGTCTCGCCATCCCGGCGAGCGAGGTCCTGCATCTCTACGAGAAGCAGCGCACGCAGGTTCGCGGCGTCCCATGGGGCACGCCGGTGATGCGCAGCTTACGCGATCTCGATGACTGGACGCAGGCCGAGCTGGTCCGCAAGAAGACGGAAGCCTGCGTCGTCGGCATCGTGCTTGGCGCCGACGAAGCCGATTTGGGGCTAGCCCCGTCGGTGGTCGATGCCGACGGCAATCGTGTCGAGCAGTTCGAGCCTGGGCTGATCGCCTATGCGCGGGGCGGAAAAGACATCCGCTTCAATCAACCCGCCACGACGGCGGGTGTGGGCGAGTGGCTGCGCGCGCAGCTTCACATCGTGGCGGCGGGTTTCCGCATGCCCTACGAGCTGCTGACCGGCGACCTCAGTCAGGTCAACTATTCATCGATCCGGGCGGGGCTCGTGGAGTTTCGCCGCCTGATCGACGCCGTCCAATGGCAGATCGTCATCCCTGTTCTCTGCCAGCCCATGTGGGTCTGGTTCTGCCAGGCTGCGTGGGCAGCCGGGAAACTGCCCCGGCCGGACATTGCGGTCGAATGGTCTCCGCCGCGCTTCGAAGCCGTCGATCCACTGAAGGACGCGATGGCCGATCTTCTGGCCTTGCGCTCAGGCACCATGTCGCTGGCGCAGGCCATTGCGCGTCAAGGTCACAACCCCGACGCCGTGCTCGCCGAGATCGCTGCCATGAACGCCAAGATCGACGCCCTCGGGCTCATTCTCGACAGCGATCCGCGGCGCGTGACGAAAACCGGCGTGATGCAGGCCGATCCTGCTGGCCAATTCAACAGTCCCGACACCTGAGCTTTTCGCCATGACCCGAAACATCGACCTGCCACCGCTGACGCGGGCGGCGGACCTGTTGCCTGCGTCGATCGATGCGGCCGAGCGCACCATCGAGGTTGTCTGGTCCACGGGCGCGCGTGTGCGCCGTACTCCGTTCTTCGGCGATCCGTTCGACGAGGAACTGGCGATGGATCCGCGCGCCGTCCGTCTCGATCGCCTGAACGCGGGCGCGCCGCTCCTGAAGGTGCATGATGCTTCCGTGCTCGACAGCGTCATCGGCTCGGTCGTGCCCGGCAGCGCCCGCATCGAGAACGGGCGCGGCATCGCCCGCGTCCGCTTTTCCGACCGGACCGAAGTCGAACCGCTCTGGAAGGACGTCGAGGCTGGGCACATCCGTGCGGTCTCGATCGGCTACCAGGTCCATCGCTTCGAGGTGACCAGGCAGGCGGGCGCACCCGAGCTGTGGCGCGCGGTCGACTGGACGCCCTTCGAGATTTCCGCCGTGCCGATCGGCGCTGATCCGGCAGCGGGTTTCCGCGCCGAGACATCCTCCGAAAGTTCTTTGCCCCTTCACCCCTGCGTCGTCCACCGCGCCGACGCTCCATCCAAGGAGAAAGCAGCCATGGACGACGCTGTGACCGACAACACTGAGACGCAGACGCGCCAGGCCGCGCCTGAACCGCAGGATCGCGTGCCGACCACACCCGTGATCGATGCGGAGACGATCGCCGCCCGCGCGCGCGATTCCGAACGCGAGCGGGTCGGAACTATCTACGATCTTGCCGGCCGCCTCCACCTCGAGCGCAGCTTCGCCGACGATCTCGTCAAGCGCGGCGTGACGCTTGATGCGGCGCGCAGCGAGATCCTCGACAAGGTCGCGACCGACGCCGAGAAGACGCGGGTTTCGCCTCAGGTCAGCATCCCGCTCGGCGGCCGCGATGAGCGCGTCACGCGTCGTGACGCCGTGTCGAACGCTCTTTTGCACCGCTACTCGCCGACGCTCTTCCCCTTGAGCGAACCGGCGCGGGAATATCGCGGCATGACGCTGGTGGAGCACGCCCGCGAGTTCCTCTCAAGCTCGGGCGTCAATGTCCGGGGCATGTCGCGTGATGAGATCGCCACCCGCGCCCTTCACTCCACCTCGGACTTCCCCGAAGTTCTCGCCGCCGTGACGGGCAAGACGCTGCGGCAGGCCTATGATGCCTATCCGCGCACTTACGTTCCCTTCTGCCGGCAGGTTCTCGCGACCGACTTCAAGGCGATGCACCGTGTCCAGCTCGGCGAAGCGCCGCAGCTCGTGAAGGTCAACGAGGGCGGCGAGTTCAAGCGCGGCACTCTTGCCGAAGGGCGCGAGAGCTACCGTGTCGAGACCTACGGACGCGTCGTTGCGGTTACCCGGCAGGTCCTCATCAACGACGATCTCGACGCCTTCACCCGCATTCCGGCGATGTATGGCACGGCAATCGCCACGCTGGAGAGCGACGTGGTCTGGGGCATCATCCTGGCCAACGCCGCAATGAGCGACTCCATCGCGTTGTTCCACCAGAACCACGGCAATCTGGCGAACCCGGCCACCGCGCTCAGCGTCACCGCGATCGGCGCGGCGCGCGCGGCCATGGCCCGACAGACCGGCCTCGACAAGAAGACAATCCTCAATGTCCGGCCCGCCTACCTCATCGTGCCGGCATCGCTCGAACTCGCGGCCGAGCAGCTGGTGGCGCAGAACTTGGTGCCGGCCCAGACCGGCAACGTGGTCCCGTCCTCGATCCGCACCCTGACGCCGATCTCCGAGCCTCGTCTCGACGCCGCGAGCCTTACCGCCTGGTATCTCGCCGCGAACCCCGCCCAGATCGACACCATCGAGTACGCCTATCTCGAAGGCCAGCAAGGCGCCTACATCGAGACGCGCAACGGCTTCGATGTCGACGGCGTCGAGATCAAGTGCCGCCTCGACTTCGGCGCGAAGGCGATCGACTGGCGCGGCCTCTACCGCAATCCCGGCGCGTGATCGCCGCCGGAACTCTTCCCCATCATCTGACACACTCGGAGAACTCCAATGCGCGGCTACGTCCAGCCCGGCAATACCATCACGCTTCCCGCCCCCTATGCCGTCGCCTCCGGCGATGGACTGCTGGTGGGCGCGATCTTCGGCATCGCGACCGGATCGGCGGCCATCAACGCCGAGGTCGAGACCCTCACCGAGGGCGTGGTCGAACTGCGCAAGGCCCCGTCCCAGGCATGGGCCGTCGGCGCGCGCATCTACTGGGACAACGCCGCACGTCTCGCGACGACTGTGGTCGCATCGAACACCCTGATCGGCGCTGCGACCGAACCGGTGGCAGGCGGCGCCAGCGATACGATCGGCCGCGTTCGGCTGAACGGCAGCTTCTGACGTGAACGCGTTCGCGGCAGCGCTCGACACCCTGTTCGCCGATCCGAACCTTGGCGAGCACGCTCTGTGGCAGGCGGGCGGCATCGGCCCCGGTGTCCCCGTCCGCGTCATCCGCCGCCGCCCGGACGCCGTGGTCGAGTTCGGGGCGTCCCGCGCCTTGATGGCGACCGTTCTGCTCGACCTGCGCAGGACCGAAGCTGCGGCAATCGATGAGGGCGATCTCGTCGTGATCGGGACGGAGACCTTTAAGATCATCGGGACGCCCTCATCCGATCCCATGGGGCTCGTCCTCACCTGCGAGGCGGTCAAGGTCTGATCCCATGCGCTTCAACCTTGAACGTCCCGACATGCGCAAGGCGCTGGCGGGCACGCAGCAGGATATCGAACGCGCCGTCACCTCCGGGATGCGAGATGCTTCAGTCGAGCTGAAGGCGCGCTTGCGCGAAGATGTCGTCTCATCCGGCCTTGGCGAACGCCTCTCGCGGACATGGAGGGGCAAGGTATTCCCCGAGGTCGGCGAGAGCGTCGAAGCCGCAGCCTTCGTCTGGTCGAAGGCCCCGAAGCTCATCGACGCTTTCGATCGCGGCGTCACCATTCGCTCGGCGCGAGGCTTCTGGCTGGCGATTCCGACACCCGCCGCCGGGACGCGCGGGCGAGGACCGAACGGGCGTGCGTCACGCATCACGCCCGGCGGCTGGGAACGGCGCACCGGCATGCGGCTGCGCTTCGTCTACCGCAAGCGCGGCCCTTCGCTTCTGGTCGCCGATGCGGCCCGCATCAACACGCGCGGATTGGCGGCAGCGAACAGGCGCAAGACCGGTCATTCAACCGTGATCGTGTTCCTGCTTGTGCCCCAGGTCACGCTCCGCAAGCGGCTCAACATCGATGCGATCGCGAAGCGGCAAGCCGCGCGCGTTCCGACCCTAATCGCGCGGCACTGGCCGCGATCCTGAAGGCTCTTTGTTCATGCCCTCGAAACGCGAAACCGTCCTCGGCGCGGTCAAGGCGCTCGTCGCCGATGCCCTGCCGGGCGCGGAGGTGAAGCGCAATCTCGCCAAGCCGGAGCGCATTCCGCCGGGGGGACTGGTCGTGATCCGCGATGGCGATCCGGGCGAGCCCGACGTCACGCTCTCGCCGGTATCTTACCTCTACACCCATCGCATTCCCGTCGAGATCGCCGCCTTCGAGAGCGCGACGCTCACGCGTGAGCAGGTGCTCGACGGCATGCTTGCCGCCATCGGCGCGGCGATCATCGCCAACCGCAGGCTCGGCGGGCTTGTCGACTGGATCGAGGCGGAGGCCCCGTCCTCCGAGGATATCGAGACCACGGGCAGTCAGGTCGGCCGCTTCGCCGATGTCGTGATCGTCGCCACCTACGCCACCGCCGATCCGCTCAACTAAGTGACGGCCCTTCGACGGCGCTCGGGCATTTGGAACCGATCGACGGTCCTTCGACGGCGCTCGGACCTTCGGCACTGAACAGCGCCGGTCGGGCCCCGCTCAGGCCCCTACACCAAACCAGATGGAGAACAACCCATGCCTCGCGCACGCGGCGTGAACGCGGCTCTCGCCGCCGTGTTCGAAAGCACCTATGGCACACCGCCCGGCACCGGCTTTCGCCGCATGCCATTCGCCTCGGTCAACATCGGCGAGGAACAGGGCCTGATCGCCAGCGAGCTTCTCGGCTTCGGCCGCGAGCCGCTGGCGCCGGTCTATGACGTGATCACCAACACGGGCGATCTCGTCGTTCCCGTGGATACCCGCAACATCGGCGTCTGGCTGCGCGGCCTGATGGGCGCGCCGACGACGGTTGCCGCGAACGCAGCCACCGGAACGATCACGCTGACCGCGAACCTTCTGGTCAACGACACGGTGACGGTCGATGGCACGGTCTATACCGCCGTCGCCTCCGGCGCGACGGGCCAGCAGTTCAACCTCGGCGGCACGGCGGCGCTCACCGCCACTGCGCTCGCCGCGATCATCAATCCGAGCGCGAACGTCGCGGCCGCGGCGGTTGGCACGGTCGTCAACCTGACCGCCAAGGCGCTGGGACCGGGCGGCAATGCGCGGACGCTGGCGACGAACGCGCCAACGCGCGCTAGCCTGTCCGGGGCGACGCTGTCGGGCGGCGCCAACAGCCATACCTGGTTCTCGGGCGCGCAGGCTCTCCCCTCGATGTCGATCGAGGTCCAGCTTCCCGACGTGCCCTTCTTCGGCATGAACTACGGCGCGCGCATCAACAGCTTCCAGGTTCAGGCGCAGCGATCCGGGCTTCTGACCGCCTCGCTCAACATCATGGCGCAGGGCGAGACCATCGCCTCCACGGCGCAGTCCGGCACGCTGTCGGAGTTCGTGCTGGAGCGCTTCGGCCAGTTCCAGGGCGAGGTCCGGCGCAACAACGTAGCGCTCGGCAACGTCATCTCGGCGGAACTCACCTATTCGAACAACCTCGAAGCAGTCGAGGTGATCCGCAGCGACGGGCGCATCGCCGATGCCGATCCGGGCATCATCGCGCTGACCGGCAACATCACCACCCGCTTCGAGGACCGCGTCCTTCTCGATCAGGCCACCAACCGCCTGCCGTGCGAGCTTCAGTTCCGTTGGGCGGCCGGCGCAGCCGCATCGCTGGTCTGGACCGCGCACCGGGTCTTCCTGCCGCGCGGCGACCGTCAGATCCAGGGGCCGGGCGGCGTGCAGGCCCCGTTCGCATTCCAGGCCGCGATCGATCCGGTGCTGAACCGCGCCGCGACCTGCGTGCTCACCAATGACATCGCGTCCTACTGACCCGTTCCGACAGGAGGCTCCCTTGCTCAAGCTCTCGACACCATCCCGCGAGCCCTTCTGGCTCGACATCCTGCCGGGCGTGCGCATCCAGTTCCGGCCGATCTCCGTCGCCGACATGCTCGTCGCCCGCGCCGCCGCCGCCGAGTCTCTCGGCACGAAGGTCGAGGGCGCCATGGCCCTCGACCGGAGCACCACGGTCGCGGCCGGCGCGGCCTTCACGCGCTCTCTCGCGCTGAGCGGCATCGTGGCGTGGGAGGGCATCGGCGATGCCGGCGGCAAGCCGATCGATCCGAACCCGGTCGCTATCAATCAGCTGCTCGAGGTCTGGCCGGCCTTCGACGCCATCGATCGGCTCTATGTCGGCCCGGCCTTGACGAGGCTTGACGAAAAAAACGTCTGATCGCCCTCGCGCGCTGGCACTTCGAGGGCGGCGAGGGCTACTGCGCTGCCTGTCCGTCGCGATGTGGGGCTTGCGCCTATGTCGAGCACGCGCCCGTGACGGCCGAGGGGCTTCTTGCTTGGGAGGTCATCCGCCGCTGCGCGGGACAGGTGCGCGCCGTGATGGGCGGTGTCTACGCCATCGACTTCGGCGCGGTGCTCGCTTTGGCTGAGGCCATGGATGCAGCCTCGCCGCTGCTGGCCGACATCCTCCCCGAGATCGAGCCGATCGTCGTGGCCGCCTACGGCCGCGACGCTGGCCGTCCCAATCGCGATTGAGCAAACCTACCCATGTCCACCACCAATGTCTCGATCCGCCTCGGCGTCGAAGGCAAGGCGGAGGTCAAGCGCGCCTTCGAGGAGGTCGGCCAGGCGGGCACGCAGGCCTTCGGGCAGGTCGATCGGGCGCTTGAGAAGACGGGAGCCGCGACCGATCGCGAAACTGCCCGGTTCAAGCGTCTGGCGGAAGCCGCCCGCATGGCGGCTCAGGCCGAGGCCGCGCAGGGACGGTTCAATCAGGTTCTGGGCGTCGACCGACAGGCGGCGGGTTCGGCGCGCGCGTCGGCGGAAGTCTTCGAACAGGCCGCGAGGGAAGCCGAACGTTACGAGACCCGCGCCCGGGCGCTGCGCGCGACGCTTGATCCGCTCGCCGCCGCGCAGGACCGGCTCAATGCCGAACTCGCCGAGCATGCGGCGCTCGCCAGCCGTGGCGCGATCACGACCGCCGAGCAGGCGGCCGCGAATGCGCTGGCGAAGTCGCGCTTCGATCAGACCGCGCAGGCGATCAAGGGCGTTGGCGCCAACTCGAAGCTCACGACCCAGCAGGTCATGACGCTTCAGTACACGGTGAACGACGTGATCGCGTCGATGTCCACCGGCATGTCGCCGATGACCATCCTGATGCAGCAGGGCGGACAGGTGACGCAGGCCTTCGGCGGCTTGCGCGGCACGATCATGACGCTCGGCTCCGCCATCGGCGTCGTCGGCGGAGTCATTGCCGGCGTTGCCGTCTCGGTTGGCGTGCTCACGGCGGCGTGGTTCGCCAATGACGCCTCGACACGAGCTGTCGCCACGGCGCTCGCCGGTGTCGGCCGCGCGTCCGGCGCGACCGCCGCACAGCTTGAGCAGGTCGCGCAATCCTCCGCCGAGGCCGGCAAGGTCTCGGTGTCGTCGGCGCGTGACATGCAGGTCGCGTTCCTGCGCACAGGCAAGATCGGCGCGGAAGAAATGGGCCGCGCCATCGCGGTCTCGCGCAATCTTGGCGTCACGCTCGGCGTCGAGACCACGCAGGGCGCGGAGGAACTCGCCCGCGCGCTGGCCGATCCGTTGCGCGGTGCGGATGAACTCAACGACCGCATCCGCTTCCTGGATGACCGCACCCGCGCCTATGTCCGCACGCTGGTCGATCAGAACAACCGGGCGGAAGCGCAGCGCGTCATCCTGAACGCGCTTGCGCCCTCGCTGGCCGACGCCGAACAGGCGGTCAATGCGCTCGGGCGGGCCTGGCAGTTCGTCGGGCGCTCGGCCTCGAATGCCTTCGACGCGCTGGGCAAGGCCGTCGACCGGGCGGTGGATGGCCGCACACCCACGGAGGAACTGGACCTGCTGCGCTGGCAGCAGGAGCGGCTCAGGGCGAATGTGCGCGGCAATGTCGTGCCGCTCATGCTGCCTCAGGTCGAGCGGCGGATCGCTGAACTCGAACGGCAGCTCAACGACCAACAGGAGCGTGCGAGGCGGATCGCCGCGGAGGCCCGCGCTAACGAGCAATCGGTGCGCGCTGGCGAGATCGCCCGCGACACCAACCCCGGCGCGCGCGAGATCGAGCGGCTGCGGACGCAGGAAGGCGTGCTCCGCGCCGCGCTCGCCGATCCGCTGGTCCGCTCGAAACTGGCCGATGTGGCGGAGGTCGAAGCGGCCTACCGGCGTGTCATCACGGAACTCGCCCGCTACCGACCCTCGGTCGATGCGGCGACGCAGGCCGTGGTGGAGCAGACCTCCGCCACGGACATCTCGATCCGCGCGACGCTCTCTCTGGCCGAGGCCTATCTCGAAAGCGCCGAGGCCGCCGCGCGCGCGGAAGCACGCCGGCAAGGGCTCGTCGATCAGGCCCGCGAGGGCGTCAACGCCGAAACCCGCGCGCGGCAGGCTCTGCGGGAACGGATCGCCGAACAGGCGGTCGAGGCCGCCCGGCAGGTATCGGAACTGGGCCGCCAGATCGACGGCCAGCGTCGGCTGAACGAAGCGATCGCGTCCGGTGCGCTCTCTTCCCAGCGCGCCCAGCAGATCATGCAGGTCGAGCAGGCGCTGCGCCCGCTGATCACGGCGCAGACGCTGGCCGAAGGCGAGGCCAAGGAGAAGCTCGGTCGCATCATCGACCGCACGCGCGAAGCCTACGAGCAGCTTCACCGCGAGCAGAACCGCACGGACCTTCTTCAAGGCATCGAACGACGCCGCGACGAGATCGCGCTGCGTGAGCGGGAACTGTCGCTGGTCCGGCGTGGCCCGGCCGCGCGTCGCGAGGGCGTCGATCAGCTGCGTTTCGAGCAGGAGCTGAAGCGGCTCGGGATCGACCCGAACGATCCCGAGGCCAGTTACTCCCGCGAGCAGATCAGGCGGCTCAACCAGTTGGGGCGCCAGACGACGGGTCGCGAGGCGGCGTTTGATTACGAGCAGCAGAACACCGGTCTCGCCCGCGAGGTCGAGCTCCTGAAGCAGGGCGTCTCGGCCCGCTCGGAAGCCATCGCCATGATCCGCGCCGAGCAGCAGCTTCGGCGGCAAGGGATCGATCCGGCGGGAGCCGAGGGACAGGCCGCGCTTGCCGCCGCCCGCCGCCAGTTCGCGCTTGAGCGCCAGGCGGAGGCGCAAGTCGCCTTGCAGGATCAGCGCGCCGAGATCGCCCTGATCGAGACCCAGATCGGCCTGATCGGCGCCTCCGCCCAGCAGCGTGAGACGGTGCTGGCGACCATGCGCGCCGAACAGGATCTGCGCCGGCGCGGCATCGACCTCGCGAGCGAGGAAGGCCGCGCCATTGTCGCCAATGCCGTCCGGTTGCAGCAACTGACGACGGAACTGCAGCGGCAGGAAGCGACGCAGCGGGCCTTGCAGGGCGCGATCGGCAACGCGCTCGACCGGTTCGGAACGCTGCTGGCGCAAGGCAAGACCGACTGGAAATCGTGGGCGGATGCCGGCCAGGCGGCGATCAACGACATCATGAACGAGCTCATCAAGCTCGCGGTGATGAATCCGCTCAAGAACTTCCTGTTCGGCGGCAATGCACCGACGTTGGCGACCGGCGGCGGCATCTTCGGAGAACTCGGGAAGATATTCGCCGGTCTGTTCCATGAGGGCGGGCTGGTCGGCGCGGGAGGGCCGGGCCGCAATTTGCCGGCCCTCCTGTTCGCGGGCGCGCCGCGCCTTCATGGCGGCGGCTACATCCGGCCCGGCGAGGTGCCGGCCATCCTGCAAACCGGCGAGCGGGTATTGAACCGCAAGGAAACCGCAGCCTACGACCAGCGGGGCGAGCAGGCCGCGCCGATGATGGTAACGTTCAACATCACGACCCCGGACGCGGGCTCGTTCCGCCGGGCGCAGGGCCAGATCACCGCCGAGATGGCCTCGGCGCTTGAAAGGGCGAGGCGAAACCTTTGAGCTTCCATGACGTGTCCTTCCCTGACGCCATCGCGCGCGGCGCGACCGGCGGCCCAGAATACTCGACCGACGTGGTGATGGTCGCGTCCGGCTTCGAGCAGCGCAACCAGAACTGGTCGGCCTCGCGCGCCCGCTACGACATCTCGACCGGCATCCGCACCCGCGAGCAGATGGCCGAGGTGATCGCCTTCTTCCGCGCCCGCAAGGGCCGCGCCTTCGGTTTCCGCTTCCGGGATTGGGGCGACTTCGAAGCCACCGACCAGCAATGCCAGGCGGTCAGTGCGACGGTGTTCCAGCTGGTGAAGCGCTATCCGTCTGGCCCCGTCGTCGAAATCCGCACCATCACCCGCCCGGTGGTCGGTTCGGTCGTGGTGCGCGTCAACGGTAACGTCGTCACGCCGACCATCGATCACGCGACGGGTCGGCTCACCTTCGGCGCGGCCCCGGCGGCGACGCCGGTCGCGACCTTCCGTTTCGACGTGCCCGTGCGCTTCGACACCGACCACCTTCAGGTGATCAGCCGCGCCTATAACCTGCAGAACGTCCAGTCGATCCCGCTGGTCGAGATCAGGGCTTGACCCATGAAACCCACCACCCCCGCGCTTGCCGCGCATCTCGCCGGCGAGGTGACCACGCTTGCGACCTGCTGGCGGCTCGAACGGGCCGATGGCTGGGTTCGCGGTTTCACCGACCATGACCGCGAGCTGGTCGTCGATGGGCTGACCTATGTCGCGTCGACCGGCTTCCTGCCGTCCGCGATCAAGACCGCCTCCGACCTCTCCGTCGACAATCTCGATGTCGACGGCTTCCTCGACGATGCGGCGCTGCGAGCCGAGGACCTAATCGCCGGGCTGTTCGATGGCGCGCGGATCGAGGTCTTCATCGTCAACTGGGCAGACCTTGGCCAGGGACGGCTCCTGCTGCGCAAGGGCTTTCTCGGCGAGATCAAGCGCGCCGATCAGCGCTTCTCCGCCGAGATCAGGGGCCTGTCGAACCGGCTGCAGCAGACCGCCGGCAAGCTCTATTCGCGCCTGTGCCGCGTCGACCTCGGATCGAGCGAATGCGGCGTGGCGCTCGGCCCGCGCACGGATACCTATGCGGTCACGCAGGTGATCGCCGCCGACACGGTGCGGATCGTCACGGCGCGCGCGACGGGCTTTTTCACCTTCGGCAAGGCGACCTTCACGACCGGCGCCAATGCGGGCGCGGTCAACGAGGTGCTGCTACATGACGGCCAGACCATCCGGCTGTTCGTGCCGATGCCGCGGCCCATCGTGGTCGGCGACCAGATCGTGCTCGTCGCCGGTTGCGACAAGACACCGGAGACCTGCAACGCCAAGTTCGCCAACATCCTGAACTTCCAGGGCGAGCCGCACATTCCGGGGAACGACAAGGTGTTCTCCTATCCGGTGCGCTCATGACCGCCTTCACGCGTGCCGCCCTGATCGCCGAGGCGCGGACGTGGCTCGGCACGCCCTGGCATCACCAGGCGGCGGTGAAGGGCGCGGGCTGCGACTGCATCGGCTTCGTGCGCGGCGCGGCCGAGCCGTTCATTGGCGTGATCACCCAGCCGATGAACTACGCCGCGACCTGGCCGCTTTACCGAGCGGAAGAGCGCCTGCGCGACGAGATGGCGGCGCATGCCACCGAGATCGACATCGCCGATGCCTTGCCCGGCGACATCCTGCTGTTTGGCGTCGGCAAAGGTCCGGCGCACCATTGCGGGTTCCTGAGTGAGGATAACCGCCTGCTGCATTGCTACCGGGAGGCCGGAGCCGTTGTCGAACAGGATCTGACCGGGTTCTGGATCGAGAAGACGCGCGCCGCCTTTCGCCTGCCGGGCATCGCCTGATGGCGCGCATCGTCCTGACCGTCGCGGGCAATGTCATCGGCAACCTGCTGCTGCCCGGCCTTGGCGCTGCCATTGGCGGGGCGATCGGCACCTATGTGGGCGGCGTGGTTGACAGCCAGCTGTTCGGCAACGGCGCGCGCAACAATGTCGTCACCGGCCCGCGCCTGCAGGATCTGCGCGTGCAGTCATCCGGCTATGGCTCGGTGATCCCGCGCGTCTATGGCAAGGCGCGGCTATCCGGCAACGTGATCTGGATGCGCGGCTTCGACGAGGAGACGCGGACCCAGACGCAGACGGTCGGCGGCGGCGGCAAGGGCGGCGGTGGCGGGGGCCGGCAGACCACCACGACGGTCACCTACGTCTACTTCTGCGACGTGGCGGTGGCGCTCTGCGAAGGGCCAATCACCGGCATCGGAAAGATGTTCGCCGACGGTAACGCCATCGGCTCCGAGCACTATGCAGCGCGTCGCGTTTACCTCGGCGACGCCACCCAATCGGCCGATCCGCTGATCGCGGCGACCGAAGGCCTCGCGCCCGCCTATCGCGGCCTCGCCTATGTGGTGCTGGAGCGCTTCGCGATCACGCCCTTCGGCAACCGCCTGCCCAACTTCTCGTTCGAACTCACGGCCTGAAGGTCCGATCCATGGCGCAACTCGTCCTGACCGTCGCCGGCGCATGGGCGGGCAACGCCATTGGCGGCGGGCTCGGCCAGGCGGCGGGCGCGATGCTGGGGTCCTATCTCGGCGCGGCGATCGAGCAGGATTTGTTCGGCCCAGGCCCCGCGGCCGTCAACAGGAGCGAGGGCGCGCGCGTCACCGACCTGCAGGTCTCGGGCTCCGCTTACGGCCAGCCGATCCCAAGGGTGTGGGGACGCGGGCGGATCGCGGCCAACATCATCTGGGTGCGCGGCATCAGGGAGACCGCGATCACCGAAACCGAGACCACGGGTGGCGGCGGCAAGGGTGGCGGCGGCGGTCGTCGCCAGACCACGGTTCACACGCGCTACGAATACTCGGCCGACATCCTGCTCGGCGTCTGCGAAGGCCCGGTCACGGCGGTCTACCGGATCTGGGTCAACAACACGATGCTGGACCCCGAGCATGTCGGCGCGATCCGGGTCGGGTATGGCGAGGACAGCCAGCAGGCCGATCCGCTGGTGGCGGCGGTCGAAGGCGCAGGCCGGACGCCCGCCCATCGCGGCCTCGTCACGGTCATGCTGGAGGACTTCAAGCTCACGCCATTCGGCAACCGCTTTCCGAACTTCGAGGTCGAGATCTACCGGGGCTCGGACGATCCCGGCAATGCGCGCCACCTCGTCGAGGGCGTCTGCCTGATCCCGGCCTCGGGCGAGTTCGTCACCGACACCGAGATCGTGCGCAAGGTCGGTCACGGCTCCGCGACGTCGCAGGCGGCGATCAACGCCAACACCGGCACGAAGCGCTCGGACTTCCTCGTCTCGGTCGACAATCTGAAGCGCGAACTGCCGAACGTCGAATGGATCAACTTCGTCTACGCCTGGTTCGGCACGTCGATCGACGTTGCGACATGCGATCTCGTGCCCAAATGCGAGTACGCGCAAGGCCAATCCGGCGCATTCGGGGCTGAGACCGCGCCGCATATCTGGTCGGTCGCAGGTGGCGGGCGCTCCGTGTGGCCGGTTGTCACCTCCTACACGCTGCCAAACGGGCAGACCGCTCTCTCCTATGGCGGCACGATCAGCGACGGTTCGGTCATCCGGGCGGTTCAGGAACTGAAAGCGCGCGGCTACAAGGTCCTCTTCTATCCCTTCATCATGATGGACATCCCGCCGCCCGATCCGGCGCCGTTCCCCTGGCGCGGCAGGATCACCGGCGCTGCGGCGGATGTGGCCGGGTTCTTCATCCGTCCTGCGGGCTATCTCCGCTTCATCCGCCACTGCATGACGCTCTGCGAGCAGGCGGGTGGCGTCGATGCCTTCGCCATCGGTTCGGAAATGGTCGGCCTCAACCGCATCCGGGATGGAAGCGGAGCCTATCCCGCCGTGCCGTTCTGGCAACAGATCGCGGCGGACACCAAGACCAGGCTCGGTGCGAACTGCACCGTGACCTACGCCGCCGACTGGTCGGAATACCGCTACCATGATCGCGGCGGCGCGAACGTGGACTTCCCGCTCGACGCGCTCTGGGCCGACAGCAACATCGATGCGGTCGGCATCGACGCCTACTTCCCCATCACTGACGCCGACCGTTCGCTCACCGACCCGGCGGCGATCGGCGCGGGCTGGGGCTCGGGCGAACTGATCAGCTATTTCTATGCGAGCGAGGCCGACCGGGACTTGGCCGGGCGCGGCGCCAACCGTGTCCAGTCGCCGATCAGCGAGCCGTTCTGGGCGCTCAAGGACCTGCGCTGGTGGTGGGACAACGCCCACACGCCGCGCGTGGCAGGCGTGCCGACGGGAGGGCCAACCGCCTGGACGCCGAAGATGAAGCCGATCTGGCTCACCGAATACGGCTTCCCGTCGGTGCACTGCTCGCCGAACCGCCCGAACGTCTTCGTCGATCCGAAGTCGGCGGAGAGCTTCTACCCCTGGTACTCGAACCGATCAGTGGACCGCGTGGTCCAGCGCGTCGCGATCAAGGGCACCGAGGATTGGTGGCGGGACCCTGCCAACAATCCGCTCGACGGCCAGGGGCGGCGGATGATCGGGCCGCGCTTCCTCTGGTGCTGGGACGCGCGGCCTTACCCGTTTTTCCCGTCGCTGAAACGGGTCTGGCAGGACGGCGACAATTACCGCCTCGGCCATTGGGTTCAGGGAAAGATCGGCAACATGCAGCTCTCCGAGATCGTGCGCGATCTGTGCCTTCGCGCCGGGCTTTCCAATGCCGACATCGATGTGACGAGCCTCACCGATGAGGTCTCGGGTTATGTCGTCTCGGAGCGCAAGTCGCTGCGCGAGATGATCTCGGTCCTGCAGACCGCGTTCTTCTTCGATGCGGTCGAGAGCGGCGGGGTGCTGCGCTTCGTCAAGCGCGGCGGCGGAACCATCGTCGGCATCGACGCCAATGATCTTGGCGCGGCGGAAGGCGATGGGGACCGGGCGCGCATCCGCATCGAGCGCGCGCAGGATGTCGAACTGCCGATCTCGATCGACGTGGTGCATCTCGATGAGGCCCGCGATTACCAGAGTTCGACCGTCACGGGCCGCAGGCAGCTCGGCACGTCGCGCAGCGTGACCACCTTCTCGCTGCCGCTGATCCTCTCGGTCGAGGAAGCTCAGACCATCGCTCAGCGTGCGCTCCGGGAAATCTGGCAGGGCCGCGTCACGCTCGAAGCCAAGCTGCCGACGCGCGCGATCCGCATCGATCCGACCGACGTGATCGAGGTGCCGGTCGATGGCGCAATCCGCCGCTTCCGGGTGACGTCCGTGACCTATGGCAAGCCGGGGCTCGTGCTGGTGCGCGGCGTCGCCACCGACGGCGACCTGCCGCAGTTCGTCACCGTGCCGACCGGATCGGGTGACCTCCAGCCGAACGTGCCGGACACCGCCGCGCCGACGCGGGTCGAACTGATGGACCTGCCGTTGCTGACGGAAGCCGAGGCAGGCGAAGCGACCTCGTTCTATATGGCCGCATGCTCGCTCGGCGGCGCGCCGTTCCGGGGCGTCTCGCTGTTCCGGCCGACAGCGGACGGGCTCGACTACACCGTCTCCGGCGTCGCCGACGTCGCCTCGGTGATCGGCGACACGCTGACCGCGCTGGCGCCGGGACCGGCGCATGTCTGGGACAACGGCAATTCGGTCGAGGTTCAACTCGCCTTCGGCTCGCTCGAAAGCCTGCCCGATACCCGCATCCTCGATGGCGCGAACGGCGCGCTGATCAATGGCGAGATCATCCAGTTCGCCAACGCGGTGCTGATCGGGCCGGGACGGTATCGGCTCTCGCGCCTGCTGCGCGGGCGGCTCGGGACCGAGCACCGGATCGCGACGCACGCCATCGGCTCGCGCTTCGTGCTGCTCGATCCGGGCCGGCTTGAACGCCCGACCTTCTCGGCCTCCAGCATCGGCCTCGCCATCGCCTGGCGCTTCGCGCCGGCGCCACAGGGGCCGACCGGGGACCAGTCCGGGCAAATCACCTTCGCGAATGGCGGCGAGGCCCTGAAGCCATGGTCGCCGGCGCATGTGCGGGGCACGCGCAATGGCGCGGGCGATTTGTCGATCAGCTGGATCCGCCGCACCCGCCATGGCGGCTGGTGGCGCGATCTGACGGATGTTCCCCTCAATGAAGAGACCGAGCGCTACGAGGTCGATGTGATGAACGGCGCGACGGTGGTCCGGACCATCACCGCTTCCGCGCCTACCGCGATCTACACCGCCGCCCAGCAGGTCGCCGATTTCGGGTCGGCGCAGGCGAGCGTCACCGTCCGCGTCGTCCAGCTCTCGACCGCGATCGGGCGCGGCACGTCGACAATCGCGACACTCTAAGGGATTACATCCATGCACATCTTCACCGGCAACGGCGTCTCCGACGCCGTCGCGAGCGATTCCGCCGTGGCGCATGTCGCGCTGCGCGGGGCGTTCGGCGGCGGACTCGTGACCGCCGAAACGATCGCTCCGGATCTTCCGGACGGCGAGACCTCGAACTGGATTCCGATCCCCTCGGTCGCCGCGTCCGCTCCGACCTTGATCGCAATCCCCATCCCGGCGGGATGGCGCTGGCGGCTGCGGCTCTCCGGCGCGACGGCGCCGAACCTCGCCGTTGCGCGCATCGCCTTTCCCGCGACGGACGCCGGCTGGAACGCTCCGCTCGCCGGGCTCTTGCGGTCGGCTGGCGCCGCCGGCGGGCCGATCAGCATCGCCAACTTCCCAGCCGCGCAGGCGGTCACCGGCCCACTCACCGACGCGCAGCTCCGGGCAGCGCTCGTGCCGGTGCTTGCGCGGCCCGCGGACGGGCTTCTCGTCACCGGCTCTGCGACATCGGCAGCGACTCTGTTCACCCAGGATTGCGCGCCTCCGGACGCTCCCGCCTTCAATTCTGTCGCGGTGCAGATCACCAATCCGGGCACCGGATGCACTGTTGCTTACGAGGTCTCGAACGACGGCTTGACCTGGTCGGCGGTCACCGGCTCTACGCCCCTCTGGACGGCCGCTTCTGCCGGCAACAATCCCTCGACTTCCACAACCGCGGCCATGCTCGTCTTCCCGGTGTTCGCGCGCTTCTTCCGAGCGCGCGTCTCTACCTACGGCTCGGGCACCGTCGCGGCCGTCGCTGTCTTTCGACAGGACGCCCGGCCGATCACTACGATGAACGTCGGCCTCATCGCGACGACGGCGGCGATCGGCGACGTCGGCCTGCAGTTGCGTGCGACCGCCACCGGCGCAGCGACGATCCATCACGTGATCGCTGCGGCCACGACCAACGCTGCAGTCGTGAAGGCCGCTGCCGGCCGGCTCGTCGGCTGGTGCCTCGGCAATGCGGCGGCCGCTTGGCGCTACGTGAAGTTGCACAACATCGCCAGCGCGCCGACCGCCGGGACCGGCGTCGTCCTCACCATCGCGATCCCGCCCAACGGCCTCGCCCAGCACGACATACCGGCCGGAATCGGATTCTCGACCGGCATCGGCCGCACGATCGTCTCGGGCTTCGCGGACGCTGACGCCACGGCGGTCACGGCCGGTGACGTCGTGGGCGACATGTTCTTCGCTTGAACCGTCCCAATCTCCCGGAGCATCCGCCATGACGACGCCGAACCTCGGCCTGCCCTTCATCGTCCAGGGGCAGGCGCAGAAGGAGGTCACGCACAACGAGGCGCTGATCCGGCTTGACGCGCTCGTGCACGGCAGCGTGCGCAGCAGGTCGCTCGCCACGCCGCCCGGGTCACCCGCGAATGGCGAGCGCTGGATCGTGCCTTCCGGCGCGACCGGCGCATGGGCAGGACAAGCGGGCCGGATCGCGCACTGGAACGTCAATGCCTGGGCGTTCTACGTGCCCGTCACCGGCTGGCGCTATCATGTCGAGGACGAGCGGCTCACGGTCGTCTGGGCGGATGGCGATTGGCGCGATCGCATCGTCGGCACGCCCAATGGCGGCGCGATCCGGCTCGTGGCGCTTGAACAGGAACTGACGCTCACCGGCGCGTTCGTCGACACGACCACCGCCGTGATCGCCGACCGCATGATCGTATTGGCCGTCGCCTCGCGAACCACGCAGGCGATCACTGGCGCGACCTCCTACGGCGTCGGCGTCGCTGGCAACGCCAGCCAGTTCGGCGGCTCACTCGGCATCGCGGTTGGTTCGAACAATATCGGCGTGATCGGTCCGACCGCCTTCTACGCCAATACGCCGATCCGGGTGACGGCGGCTGGCGGCAACTTCACCGCGGGCCGCGTGCGCGTCGTCCTCTACGCGCTCGCCTTCACCGCCCCGACCGCGTGATCTGAAGTCCAACATCCAGGAGACTATGATGAAGAAGGATCTGCTCTGGCCGAGCGCGCCAGGCGGCGGCGCTGACGTGCCCGGCGGCATCGCGGGCCATGTGCGCGGCGCTGCCCTTCAGGACCAGGATGGCCGCGTCGCGCCGATGGTCAGCATTCTCGGCGCGCCGACCAAGTTCCGCGACGCCTTCGAGGCGTTCGACACGACCAGGCGCTGGAACGCCGTCCAGATCGCGCCCGGCGACATCGTGCAGGTCGACGGCAATGTCGCGGGCGCGAGCTATCTCGTGATCTCGAAGGATCCGCTCAGCGAGGCGACCGAAACCATCATCGAGACGCTCGACAGCTTCACCATGCCCGTGCGCGTCGCCGCCGGCATCTCGCTGTCGCAGCGGATCAACGGGCAGGAGTTCTCGCTGGAGCTCGTCTCGACCGATGACTGGCCGGGCGTCGTGCCGCTCATTCCGGCAGGCCCGGTCGCCATTGCCTCGATCTCCCAGGCGACCACGACGCTCAGTGTCACGACCGCCGCGCCGCATGGCCTCAGGATCGGCGAGCGGGTCTCGGTCTTCGGCGTCCCCGACAGCCGGCTCAACTATCCCTGTCTCACCATCGCGACAACGCCGACGCCCACGAGCTTCACCGCCACGGCCGGGCCGCAAGGCGCCATCCCCTCGGTGACGGCCGGGCCATTCAGCAGCGGCTCGATCATCAAGGCCGATCCCTTGGGCTATGCTCGCAATGGATCGAGCCTCGTTTTCGAGGGCACGACCGCGACGAACGAGAGCTACTATGTCCGCTCGGAGGGCGGCGACGCGCTGCCGTCGGGCACGATCGCAGGCAACCATGCCGCGGCCTTCTCGGTATCGACCGTCGCCACTCAGCTGGTCGCGGCGGCGGGGGCCTATGCGTTTGCACCTGCCGCCCTGTTCGAGATCCTGCCTCAACTCGAAAAGGTCACCTTCAGCGGCTCGCCCATCGACAGCGCCGGCGCGATCTCGGCCATGTTCAAGCGCACGCAGGTCGTTCCCAATCCGGCTCGCGACTACAAGCTTCGGCTGCGTGCGAAAAACCACCGGTCTCTGTCGCGCCCCGTCGGCAGGATCGTCTCGGCGGCCAAGGCGGGGTCGGCGACGGTGACCATCACGTTCGACCAGCCGCACGGATTGACGGTCGCCGATCTTGTCGTGGTCTTCGGCATCCGCGATCAGGTGAACTTCGCCAATCTGGCGACCCCAACCGCCGTCGCGAGCGTGCCCAGCGCCACGACGATCACGATTCCCATCGGCGCGTCGGCGACCGCGACGTCATTTGGCGGCGTGGTCATCCGGGTGAATGGCGGCGTCTTCGGCGCTCCCATCGGCCAGGTCGCGCAATCCGTTGCCCGCGCCGCCAATGTGCTGACGGTCACCGGCTCAGCCGCCTGGTCGGGACTGCAGATCGGCCAGTACGTCAATCTGCATGGCGTTCGTGACGCCGTGTCCGGAGCCGATCTCGGGCTCGACGGACCCTGGCGCGTGCGCGACCTCGCAACGACCGCGCTCGTTCTCGAACCCATCGGAACAGCCCCGACTGGCGCGGATATCGTCACGACGAACTGCGGCGGCGCGGTACTCCCGCGCACCGACTTCCGGGTTCACTTCATCCGCATGATGGAGTTCACGCGCCTCATCACCGAATCCATCGGCGGCTTCGGGCGGGCCGACCAGATGGATGCCGCCCCGGTCCTGGTCACCAACGCCGTATCGGCGGTCACCGTCACCGGCGGCGTGGCGCAGGACGCTGTCGCGGGCAATCCGGTCGGGATCGGTGCGCGCGCCGCCAACGTCAACCAGGCCGCGATGTCGGCGACCGGCGATCTCGTGCACCTCATGGCGACGATGATCGGCGCGCTCGTCAACAAGCCGTTCTCGATCCCTGAAGCCGATTGGAGCTATGCGCCTGCCGGCGTGATCGCCAGCACGGCGGACGTGTTGATCGCCGCCGCGGCCGGTGCTGGCATCCGCCGCTATGTCACCGCGATCCAGGTGATCAACACCAACGCGGTCGCAACCGAGTTCGTGATCAAGGACGGCGCCACGGTGATCTGGCGGATCTGGCTCCCCGCCAGCATGACGACGCCCTGGGACATCGACTTCCCCACGCCGCTGCGTTCCAGCGCCAATGCCGCGCTCAACGCCGCCGCCATCACCAGCGGCGCCAGCATCTATCTCGACGCGCAAGGCTACACCGCGCCCTGACGCTGGCTTTCGCCACAGGCGCGCACAGGGCGCGATAGTCCCACGCCCGCATGTCTGGCGCAGCCGCATTCGCATTGGCGACACAGCGCGCCCTGTGCGCCACCACGGGCCAACCCCAAACCAGAGGAAGAAACCATGCCCGCAACAGCTGCGGCGGCGGTCACCGTCGCCCCGGAAACCCTGACGATCACCTGGATGGTGGCAGGCGGGATCATCGCCCAGCTCCTGATCCTGATCGTCTTCCTCGTCCGGGTGGCCTGGTGGCTGTCACACCGCTTCACGCTGATCGACGCGACGCTGGCCGGTAACGCCAAGGAGATCAGCGCGATCAAGGCCGACGTTTCCAACGACATCGCCGGGCGAAAGGTCGTCGCCGAGGCCCGCACCGACATCGCCCAGATCAAGGCGACGTTGAGCGAGTTTCGGGAACGAATCGACCGGATCGAAGCCAATGAGGATGGGCGCAAGCACGCCTGATCCGCCGCTCTCAACCCCAATCGCAACCCGACGCAAAGTCCGCCCTCCGGCGGGCTTCGTCGTTTCAGGAGGTCGCCATGCTGCCTGCCCAATACCGATGGCTCGAAGCCGAGCCCGGCCCGCGCATGATCGCCGAGGCACTGAAGCAATACGGCACGCTCGAAGCGCCGGGCGATGCCGACAATCTGAAGATCATCGGCTGGCAAGACGAACTCGAAGCCGCCGGTCTCGGCCGCGTATATGCCGGGGTCTACCGCCACGACGCGATCCCGTGGTGCGGGCTGTTCATGGCCATCGTCACCCATCGCGCCAACATCGAACGCCGCCCCGAGCGCAATCCACCGCGCCTCTATCTCTCTGCGCTCGAATGGGTGTCCTTCGGCGTCTCGGTTCCGAAGGGCGCGGCGGCGCTTGGCGACGTGCTCGTCTTCAAGCGCAAGGGCGGCGGGCATGTCGGCCTCTATGTCGGCCACGACGCCTCGGCCTTCCACGTTCTCGGCGGCAATCAACAGAACCGCGTCTCGATCACCCGGCTGTCGCGCAACCGGATCGAGGAGATCGCGCAGGTCACGCTGGCTGATCATCACGATTACCAGTTGCTGCGGCGGATTCCGGGAATCGGGCCGATCAACGCTCTGACAATCCTCGCCGAGGCCGGAGACCTGAGACGGTTCGGCCACCACCGCCAGTTCCTGAAGTTCTGCGGCCTCGACCTCGCTACCTGCCAATCCGGCACATTCCGCGGTCGGACTAAGCTGTCGAAGTACGGCAATGCCCGCCTGCGCCGAACGTTCTGGATGGCGGCGCAGGTCGCCGCGCGCCAATGTGACAACAGCTTCCGCGACAAGCTCGGCCGCTATGTTGCCGGCCACGCGGACGATGCCGATCGCCGTCGCAAGGCGATGACCGCGCTCACCGCCAAGATGGCGCGGGTGGCGCATGCCGTCGTCAAGACGGGGACAGAATACCGGCCGTTCCTGGAGCGACCGGGTGCCAGGTGGAAGGACCCCTCTCTGCAAGGGCCGTGAGGGCGCCAAAGGCGACCCTGTAGATAATGTTCGGGCCTTCCACCTGGGTGCGTATCTCGTCTTGAGGACGGTGAGGACCACGGCCGTGTCAATGCCGCTGGATCCTGTGTTTGCTATGGCTGGGAGCGATCCCGTTGGCGGTGGAAACCATCTGGATCAGCTTACTGCCGACGTCGGCGATCTGCCGGCGCTATGAGACCTGTTGGCCAAAGCCCAAAGCTGCTTCCCGACATCGGGCGTTATCTGAGCGAACATGTTCCGGCACACCGCGCAGGATAAACAGGTCCGAGAGCACGTCGATGACATCGATCGCCTTCAACCTTCGATCGATGCGGATCGCCAGGCATTCATGCGTGAACTCGTCGATGATGTTGAGCATGCGATATTTTCTCCCATCATGAGTGCGGTCCTCGACAAAGTCGTAGGACCACACGTGATTGGGCCGCTCGGCACGCAGGCGGATGCAGGGTCCGTCCGCAAGCCAAAGACGGCCGCGCTTGGATTGTCGGGCTGGAACTTTCAGCCCCTCACGTCGCCAGATGCGCTCAACCCGCTTGCCATTGACGACCCAGCCTGCCGTCGAGCGTAGCAGCGCGGCGATCTTGCGATAACCGTAGCGGCCATAGCGGCGGACCAGTTCGACGATGTCGGCGATGAGTTGCTCCTCATCGTCGCGTCCGCGCGGGATCTGGCGCTGGGTCGAGCGATGCTGCCCGAGCAC